GTTTAACTGATGTAAACCAATAGTAGGTTGTACCGGTATTCGCAGGGATAATCATAACGGTCCAGAACCAGGTATTAGTTGGATTAGCCGAGATGAGAGCTGAATTATTATCTTCATCTTCAATTGATCGCTTATTAACACCTAGAATTTTTGCTGTGCTCATGTAGGATTTCATTTCGCGAATTGGTGTATAATATGTGGAAGACCTTATTTTTGAGTAGGCAAGCTCTGCAAAGTCTTGAGGTCCTGTAATGGTGGAGCTGATAGTTGGGACGATAACACAGGTAACGCCGACTGCGTCTGTACCGGACATACCTGTTGATCCGGGGACCACCGATATAACGCGACAGGTCGACCCTGCAACACGATATTTGCCATAAAATGCTTTCCATTGGTCGAAGCCGTTAGGTTGTCCTCCCGTACTAGTGAAGTCGGGGTCAAAGAGAGAGTTGCCGCGGTATTGGTAACTGATGGCTGTACCTGCGGTGTGGGTACTATTGAAGGCCATGTAGTAGGTAAGTTTGACACGGATGCGGTCTGGGAACCCGTTCGGGCCTCGCATAATTGCTGTAGTCGGCTTACCTCGCTTTTTAGCGAATCTACGAGATTTTTTACCTCTACGGCGTTTAATTTTAGATCGTTTGAAACGTCTAGGCATGACATTATTATCGCTTAATATTTTTTTTTTAATATTAAATAATGTCAGAACTTAAGTCACGAAGTGACGAGGGTAATACTGTGCCTCGTCAAAGATCACGTTTTTGGTGCTTTACCAGCTGGGATGAAAAAATCGAGTACAGTGGTGCGGTCGATTACATAATTTACCAACGTGAAGTTGCTCCAGAAACCAAAAAGGAGCACTGGCAAGGTTACATTGAACTGCCAAACCCAATTGGAATTAAATCTTTAAAAAATTATTTTAATTCAAAGACAATACATGTCGAAGAACGCAGAGGTTCAAGAGAACAAGCACGGGAATATTGTAGAAAAGAAACCAGTCGACTTAATGGCTCGACTGTTATCGAACGAGGCACCTGGAGAGAGGCGAGACAGGGTAGAAGGTCTGATCTGGGAGACCTTTTCGAAATTATCAGAGCAAATGGATCGGATAGAGAGCTTGCTGAAAGAAGTCCTGGAAGTTTCATCCGATACGGAAGAGGATTAGCTAATCTGAGGAGAGTCCTGATGCCTGAACGAGATTGGATGCCAGAAGTTACTATCTGTCAAGGACCCACAGGTAGCGGTAAAAGTAAATATGCAAAAGAGAATTTTCCGGGAGCATATTATAAAACATTGGCCAAATGGTGGGATGGTTATATCGGCCAAGAAAATGTTATCATAGATGAATTTTCACTAGCAGATTGGAGTAGAAGAGAATTATTATCGCTGCTAGATAGATACCCCTTTTTAGTAGAAACTAAAGGTGGTACCGTACAATTTTTAGCTAAAAAAATTTGCATAACAACTAACGAAAAGTTTGCCGACTGGATTACTCATATTCCTGAGTTAGAACGCAGGGTAAAGACTGTTCTAGTATTCCAGTAGGGGCGACGACGCCTCCCTCACCTTCGGTCGGCTGCCGAACCCGGTCCCCGTACGCCTAAAGGCTCCGGGTTCCCCCGGGTTCTGCTCTTCGCCTCCCGAGGCTCAGTCGCGTCTAAAACGGTGATAAATTTTTTATCACTTTTTAATTTTTTCTTTTGGGAAACAAAAAAAGGGAGATTACTGCGCTCCCGCGCGGGGACATGTAATTGTCTGCGCTATCGCTCCGCTACCTTCGGTACTGATCCGACAGGCATGTCGCGGCTCCGCCGCAAGGTAATCTACATAGTTTAGGAGGTACCTAAATCGAGGCGACCGTAGAACTCTGCATAGAAAGTAAGTTTAACTGATGTAAACCAATAGTAGGTTGTACCGGTATTCGCAGGGATAATCATAACGGTCCAGAACCAGGTATTAGTTGGATTAGCCGAGATGAGAGCTGAATTATTATCTTCATCTTC